ACACAATAGCATTCTCTGGAACTCTGGTTCTGATGCTAACAAAGATATTGCACGTAAGCAAAAGCGTAAGTTGCAGTATATCGCAAACGTTTATATTGTCAAAGACCCTGCGAATTCTGACAATGACGGAACAGTTAAGTTGTTTAAATTCGGTAAGAAGATTTTCGACAAGTTAAATGAAAAGATGAACCCTGAGTTTGAGATGAGACTGCTGTCAATCCATTCGATCTCTGGGAAGGTGCGAACTTCAAGTTGAAGATTCGTAAAGTTGAAGGCTATCAGAATTATGATAAGTCTGAGTTTGATACATCAGCACCATTGTCTGGTGACGAAGATGATCTAGAGCGTATTTGGAAACAAGAATACAACTTGTCTGAATTCTTAAATGAAAAGAACTTCAAGTCTTATGATGAGTTGAAAGCACGTTTGAACAAAGTGCTTGGTCTTGAAGATGGTTCTTCTGGTGATAATTATCAGTCTGCAAAATCTAATGTGACAAGTCTAGCTTCAGTAAAACCTGTGGCAACACCTGCTAAGAAAACTACAGTTGCAGACTCAGTTGTCGATGATGATGAAGACTTGAGTTACTTTGAGAAGTTGGCTGAAGATTAATATTTCGTAATCTCCTTTGTGACTTGATAGGGAAGCAATAAAATGCTTCCCTTTTTTTTATTATCCTGTTTGTGTTTGTGCGGCTCTTAAAGCATCAATCGTAGTTTGATTCGTAGTGTAATAATTTGTCAAACTTGAAGCATCTGTTGTAACAACCGATGGAGCATTTACAACAGTTGCGCCACCGCCAGCCGCTGATCCTGCAGTTACTGGTGGTGCTAGAATATTCGCTGTTCTTGATCCTGCTCTTTCAGCAGACACGAAATCGTCAATACTTAAACCAGCTGATGTTCCTTCAATATCATATACAGGACGATCTTGTGCATCAAGAAGTATTGTATCAAGCCCATACGGATTCTTAACAAACTTTCCTTGTTTTATACTATACACCATACTCTCACCACCCGCTGTTGCCGCCTTTATTTCGTTACCCTCGCTGTCATATTCTGCGCCTGATGCCGTTGTAATATAAGCGCCTTTGGCCCTTTGCGTATTAACTAAAGAAGAAATACGATCTGACTCTGCAACACTACTTGCGTATATTCCTTTTTCTATTGCAGAATCTAGTTTTAGGTTGCCAGATTTCAATTCGCTAATAAGCCCACTACTAAGTTCATCAAGCGAATAATTTTTTAATCCTGTAGCCGCAGTGTCTAATTTTGCCAGATTTGCATTCTCAGCGGCTAAACCAGCTTTAAATTCCTTAGTGATTCGATCAATGATATCACTCGCAACTGAATTTAAATTTAATTCGGTTGAATATGGCCATGACATATTATCAGCATAAGTGTCGGCAGCAAGAGTTTCTCTAGACGGTGCACCTTTACCCCAAATTAATGCTACCTTATCAAATTGAACTTTCATATAGAGCCAATCCCAAGGAGGAGTAATCTTTGTCACTGCTTCTGCTGATTTTGTTGCATTGAATGCTACACGCAATAGTCCATATGATATAGTTTTGTATACATCAGGAACCGCATGATACTCTAACGTTTCATACATTGGTGTAATAGCGTTTGGATTGTTATTTCCTACTACGTACATTGCGGCATGAAATTTAGGTTCTTTTGGTGGAGGGGCGCTTCCTCCTCCACCACCATAAATTGAATCAAGAATCTCATACGCTACATAGGCGGCAAGTATGTAAGGAATGTAAGGGCCTACGACAGCAAGCCCTTCCATAATGCCTGTTGACAACATACTAGCACCCACTTCTGCGCCAGCAACAAATCCAGAGACTCCTCCACCAGCCGCAAGATTAGCTATGGTCATTTCATATGCAATACCTGGAGCAATTGCATTAGCCGCAATGCCAATACCAGTTTTAATTAGATATGATTTTGCAATACTAGTGGCAAGACTTTCAACAATATCACCAGTAGATGGGGCTCTACCTCTGCCACCTCCACCACCGCCAGTTGCGGTGCCCATAACACTCGAACTGCTCAAGATCCTAGGTCCTCCAAATGCACCTAGTCCAGTATCAAAACTTAAGCCTGTACCTGTGACTGATGTTCCAGAACCTGTCGATGGTCTTCCAGAAATAGTGCGTAATGAACCATCGATGCTTGTTAATGTTTCATTTGATACAGCTAATTGACTGTTTGTTTCTGCTGTGCCTAAAACCTTAGACATGTCTTTTACACTTCCAGCGGCCGCAGGTGTACCTTCAGAAAGACGCTGAATATTTAATGCATCTAGTAGAGGTCTATATTTTTCTGCGGCAATTGCATTAACAACAAACTCACCATTGGAAAGCATAGCAGGTATAGAGTCGGATTTTCCTGTTCCTGGACCAACAACGGGTCCACCACCAGCAAAATTCAATAAACTTGTTACCCAATTAGCCGCTGTGTCTACGAAAGTAGAACCCACAGCATCACTGGCGGTACTACTAAACATATTTGTAATGAAATCAGATTTCATAATTGCTTCAACGCCGTAATTCAATCCTTTTTGAATTGCAAAGTTTGCAACCATCTGTGCATATGGATTCTTAATGCCTTTAGTTAACTCTTGCCCGGCAGCATTCTTAAGCATGTCAAAGCCAAAGTTTCCTATCTCTTTCATAGGATCACTACCAACTATTTTTCCATCTTTATATACATTCGAGTCAAATAATTGACCAGATTTTCTTCCATCTCCTGGTTGCATGCCTTTCGGGTTTGTGCCACTTCCACTGGTTCCGCCAGCTTCTTTAACAGCAACAACTATGCTATCAGCACCATACTTTGTTACATATGCATTTCTATCCATTTCTGCGGACGATCTCACCTCAGCCGCTTTTTCATATTCTCCTTGAATCTCCAACTCTTTAGCTTGTCTTTCGCCGGCAGCTTTTATCACCTCACCATGATACTTGGCTTGTTTATCTGCATTTTGCCTCGCCAATTCAATTTGTATGTCAGCCTTTTGGTCATATCCTTTTATATCGGCCGCATATTCCTCAGGAGTCAACTTGAGTAATTGTCGTTTAGATGGTGCGACCATTTTACCTGTTTCTTCATCACGAACTAGTTTATAGGCAGAACCTCCACCAGAACCAGGATAAGCATAATTATTAGTTGCGCCGCCAGTAACATTACCATATTCGCCTGCCGTTGTTCTATATGGCGCTCCAGCAACACCAAAGTTATTCATGGAAGGATCAAGTAGAGGTGTTTGACTTACCCGTGAGCCATAACCAATATTTGCGGCATTAATTTCAGCTTGAGTTGCATACAGACCTGTATCTACATTAACATATTTACCACTTCTTGGTTCAAATACTATAGATTTACTTCTATCATCTGCACCCATCATTTTTGCAAATGGTTGCGTAGCTTTTTCACCCAATGCATTCGCAAAGTATGAGATACCTTCCATAGGATTAGCAAAACCATACTTAGCTAGAAGAGTCTCTGGACCTAATGCAATACCACTCTTTGCACCGCCAGAAGCACCATACAATAGTTGTTCGAATGCTAACTTTTTATTTCCTGCGGCATAGTTACCAAGAACTTGCCCAGTCAATGTCATAGTTTCTTTAGCACCCAAATCACCAATGCCTTGGAAAATTGCTTTTCCAGCTACTCTAGAACCAACCTCTAAGTATCCTTGTGCAAGATTATTGAACAAAGGTGCAAACATTGGTCCATATTGTTTGCCTAAAAGTTTAGTTGTTGCTTCATTAATTTTTTCGTTGGTACCAAAAATACTTTGAAGTTTTTGGCCACGATACATGTCATCACGACCTGCTTCTCCTGCAGAGACACCAGGGCCCTTTGGAAAAAGAGCCTCAGTTAATCCCGTGTTAAAAATGCTAGTGAACGTACCTCTAAGTTCTCTTAAGAATGCTTTGTTTACGTCCTGAAGAATGTCAGAATTAGATTTAAATAATGGTTTGAAGGCTTTTGCGAGTAATGGATTTCCTTGATATCCAGCGCCTGTCACCTTTGCTTGACCAGTAACGGAACTGTAGCCGTTAGCATCAATTAAAGTGCCTATCAGCTTTTGAGTTCCATCGTCATTAGTCTGAACAACTTCTTTTTTAACTTCAAAGTTACTTCCACCTCCGCCACCAGCATCACTTCGGGTACCTGTATCTAAGCTGGCATATTGTACACCAGGATATCTTTGGCTAAAATCTGGTATCATTGCGGCAATTTGGGCTTCACTAAGTTGTCCACCTAACTCTCCACCTAAAGCAACAGATTTTGATACTACTGGTACCGTTTTCTTTTCTATTTCTTTGTCGATAGCTTTTAACACTTCAGATTTATCGGAAGCATCAAGAGATTGATATTGTGGGGTCAGGCGAGGACTTTCAATTTGTTTTTTTAATAATGTTAATTCATCTAAAGATTTACCCGACAAAGATTTTATAATTTCAGTTTTGCGGACAGAACTTTCTTTGTCTGCCAAGGCTTTGGCAGCGTTTTCAGCTTTAATTGCTCCAATCTTAGCATCGTTTTCTTTGTAATACTCTGCAAGAGGACCTGCGTTAGATTTTGCTGTAGAACTTATTATGTTTGATTTTTTACCGCCTGTTGCGGCACTAGATTGTGCTGGCGAGTTTCCTGCGGCTGGTGAAGTAGCCGCTGCCGTCACCGCTGGCGGCAACCCGGCTGCGGAACTCAATTTCACTCCAGCGCCCTTGTTTTTTAATATCGCTAGCCCAGCCAGGTCTGCTGGATTAATCGGCACACCGTGATTCGTTGTTTCCAAATGTAAATGGGCGCCTGTTGAAATACCGCTACCAGAATCTGATGGGTCGCCGCCACTTTCACCCAAAAGAATACCGGGACCAACTGCCTGACCCGCAGACACAGAAACTTTACTCAAGTGGCCATATTTACTAATAACACCATTACCGTGATCTATTTCAACAAATCGTCCCAAACCCAATTTACTGCCAGTTTTTTCAAGACTTTTAACTGTTCCTGGAGCAATAGAATAAATCGGTTCGCCAACAGTAATGTCAAAATCAACACCCTTATGATCTGTTGACATGCCCGGTTTTGTTGATTCTCTTTTACCATAAACACTTGAAACTGTTCCGTCCACAGGCATATCGTATATGCCGGAAAGTCTTTTGCCTGTGCCGGGATCTCTTCTTCCTTCATATTTTTCGTTCCACTGCCTTTGTGCAATGCCAGCCAATTTCGGACGTGGTATGTCTTTGGCTTCTTCTGCGGCTCTTTGTTGCGCTATTTTCGTTTTGTGTTGCACATAAAAATCGGATTGAGCCTGTGCGCTTTTTGCGTCTGGAGTTGATCTTCCAAAACCAGGCGTTGTGACCGCGGCCGCAGCCGCACCGACAGGAGTGGCTAATCTTAAAATTCTAGCCCATGGTAGGGCTGCCATCGCTCCAGATAGAAGCGGAACTAACTTAGATATTGCGCCACCGGCAGCACCGCCCAACAGACTAGATAAAAATCCACCGCCTGACGAATCGTTTGCAGCCGCACCACCTTTTCCGTTTTTTCCACCACCGCCAATATTTCTAATTGCTTCTAACAGTTTATCGTCACGAATTGCTTGTTCGTTTGCGGCTTCTTCTGCAAATTGATTTTTTCGTCTAGTGTCATCAATTTGATATGCAATAAGTTTTGATTGATTGATAACACTGTCGTTCAACTGTTTTAGTTGACGAACTTGTTCGAGATTTATAATATTACTTTGTTTTTGGCCAACTACAATAGATGTTGTGTTCAACGAACCTAGACCGCCAATCACAGGAGTGCTACTGCTGGATTTATTTGTTGGAGAAGGAGGTGATGCATTTCCTCTTGATGCGTTTGCACGTTTTTTTAATTCTTTTCCGAAAGCATAAGCACCAGTAAGACCTGGTGCCTCAGTCATCATTGCGCCCTTTAAGCCGCCGACAAATCCTTTTCCTGCACCAACAACTGCATCTTTTGCAAGATCACCTAATGCGGCTCCATATCCTACTCTTCGGGCTGTAGTACCGGCAGCAACTCGGCCAAGGCCTGCAAGTGCGCCAATTAGTGGTAATGCCATTTTAATTATCCTCTGTCAAATACAGAGTCTGGGTCGGCTTCAGCAAATCTTGCCGATTTGCCGCCCATTGGTTTTGACATTCCCATACTTGATGGACTGCTATTGAATGATGGTGATGACATTCCCATTGATCCGCCGTGAGAGCCATATGTTGTTGTCACACTTTGTCCTACTGGTTGCATTCCGCCATTGTTTGCACCTGCTAGTTTTTCTTGTGTGCGACCAAATGCGGCAATACCAATAATAGCACCCATAGACAAATGAAACAATCCTGCACCCTGTAGTGTGATTGGCTGCCAAGCAGTCACTGGTTGTTTCAGTGCCGCTTGCAACATCGCCCAAAGAATAGGAAAGAGAATGAAGTCAGTCACACACGTTATCATGTAAATCCAACCCATCATTGGACGCCATTTATTGTTCATCCAATCTTCTTTTTTCTTGTCGCTATCACTCAGTTTTTCGTATTCTTTTTGGGTAGCCATTTATCTTCTTCCTCTTTGTTGTGCTTGTAATTGTGCTTGCTGATTTGCATCTTCTATGTGTCGAGATAGTAACATCATATACAATTCACGTTCAAAGGGTATCATATTCTCTATTGTTTCCAAATCATATTTATGATGTTGCATTAGAGAAAAGTTAGTTTGGTAATAATTGGCTAAATTTTCGCCTCCCATTAGAACCCGAAAAAACTTTGCAACCCCTCCATGGTAATCTCATCTCTGCATCCACATTTCTTGCAAGTCCATTCTACTTTGTGTTTGAGTTTAGGCATTAACTCAAAGAATTTTGTGAGTTTTAAATATTGTTCTTGACTCAAGTTTTCAATAAACTCTAACAATTCTTTCTTTGTGTAGTCTTCTTTTTTGTACACATTTTCTTTATCAAAAATGTATTCGATGCTGGCGATGATTGCATCTGTCGCAAGATCCATTTGATTTTTATTTTCAGAATTTCCTGCATCAATAGCCATGTTGACATTAGGATATTTCAATTTAATTCCAATGCCAGTCTCATCGTCAAGCACAATTTTGTCGGTGTGTCCATCACTCTTAATAACTTCAACTTCTAACAAGTTTAACGTTGAGTCAGTGATGCCATCACACTCTTCAACCTTTGAATTCATTCCTGTTGGATGACGTAGTTTCAAGTCAATTGTTTCTCCAATTGATTTTGATCTGAGTCTCATAAAGAAGTACTCTAAGTCAAATGTTGGAATTTTGCTAGAATCTATTTCATCAATAGCACAGTTATTGACAATCTGTTTGATTGCTGTTAGAACTGCTTTTTGATCGTCTGATTCCATAGCAAGCAAAAGAATTTTTTGTTCTTTCACTAAGAATGGTCTGTATTTGACTGATTGGCCAGTAGATGGTAAAGTCAATTCAAATATTGGACTGTTAATTTTTGGTAAAGCCATAGTATTTCTCCGGTAGTTGCATTAAAAAAATGATTAAAATGATTGTAGTGTTATGTAGTTGACCACAGATGATATCTATAACATAAAGTAACACCAAATCTCTGGTATGTATTATTTTCTTCCCATGTTGCATTCATAGGAGTCAGTGCGATAGGATACACATCGTGACAAGTATACGCTAAAATTGATGTTCCACTATCATTAAGCTGTGAAACTTTTAATTTATTTCCTTTTGCATAGTCACTGTAGTATGCAATAGTTCCAGCGTTGGGGCGGCTAAGTTTGCCAGGTTTTACAATGAAATCCATCCATTGCTCAAAGAATTTACGCTCTAGCATATCTGTTGAGCAAATAATAGATAACTGAATATCGTTGTATGTCATGTCGTATGGAAGTTTTAATGCCGTTCCTGACATAGTATCATCAGTTGTTGCAACTGTTCTTCCTGGCAGTTCAGCTTTTTCACATCTGAATTCAAACGTGCCCGAAATACTACTAAGTGCTGGCATAATATCAACATCTGCACCACTGACACCAGTTGATGCTAAAGATAACGACACTTTAAAATTGTTTGGTCTTGCTAATGTTCCAAGTTTCGTTCTTAAATTCGATATAGAATAGTCTGTTGCCATATTATGTTCTTCCTATTTTTTTGCGTGACTCTTCCCAAACACGGCCTGTGTCTGCTTTTCTGAAAGACTCTGTTGGTAGAAAGATAGCAATGTCCCATTCATTTACTTGTACTTCTAAGAATTGAGAACGCACATGACTTCTTAAATATTTTTTTAACATTGGTTTAAAGTATCTATACTTAGATGCAGACTGTAAAATGGAGTATGATATTTTGACTTTTGTTGTGTCATCATATTTTTTGTTTGTTAGTGTAGAATACAATGCATTCATTAATTTAGCACGTAAGACTGGCGGTAAATAGTGAAAGTTGATTCCTAAGAATCCATCAGAATCCATTCTCACAGGAAAGATTAACGGAAATGTGTCGTAGTATGGCAAATCATTTTTTGTTTTTGGATCATATTTGAATGCATACATATATCCAAATTCCATTGACGAAACTTTCCTCGCTTCATCGGTTCTTTTTTCAAAGACTCCAGGACTTATGTTTGACATTAATTTGCCTGCGGCCGACCTGTACCAATCCCTTGCCGCAACTGTTCTTGCGGGAATGATGCCTTGTCTAGCGCCTTGAATGAGTATGTTATCAAATATCATCTTCTATTTATCTCAAATCTTTATCGGTTATGATTTTAAATTCCCAGTTTCTTTCAATTGAGTACTTTGTTGCCGCTTCCCACTTTGCTTGATTGACACCCCATGTCATTACTTCATTGATGAATCTTCTAGTTGGTTTACCATTGGGTGTGTTTTTTCTGACTGGAGGGCGTGTTTGTATATCTGGCTTGACTTCAATCAATACAGATTTTATTTCTCCGTTCTTGTCTCTATATTTCATCCAGAAATCGACAAAGTATCTGTGATATCTATTGTCAACAGGAGACACATAAGGCACAACAACTTCTTCAGAAGACCATTCAAGTATAGATGAAGTCTCATCACAATACACCATGAATCTTCTTTCCAACAAACTCCGATACGTAATGTTTGTTGGGTTACCTTTGTACTTTTGATAGTTTTTAGGTTTAAATTTACCTTTGTATGACATAAATAGAATAATGATTAATAGAAGGAAAATCAATGCCAAGTCGCACAGTACCATTTTTAGTTAATAAAGGAGCAGGAGTATTTCCGCAAACTGGCGGAATTCTTGTTTTTGGTTCCGATTACGCACACTCTGATTTTGTTTCAACTATGGCAAGATTTGAATTTTACACATCCGATGGACAGACTCGCACAGCGGCACCAGCAATATTTATACGCATGGGAGGACCATTTCAAACACAATTGGCTAGTTCATACAACGAAACTGCAAATATGTTTGGTACACCAGGTAGTGATTTTAATAAAGACTCAATGTTGAAATTATTAAAAGGTGGCGCCGATTCAATCTATAAACAAATTACAGGTGGTCTTGCCGGTGCCGCTGGATTTATTGGATCTGCTGGACTGTCAGGAAAAGCCCAATATGAATTTGCAACAAGAACTGCGCTTAATACATTTAAACAATTAACATATGGTGGTCCATCATTTAGAAAATTCAGTTTACCGTTTACAATGAAACCCACAAGTAAACAAGAAGCTGAGACTATGATGAAAATTATTAAAACATTTAGAGTGTCGGCAGCCGCAAAAGGAGCAGGCTCAGTAGGACTGAATACAACTGCGGCGGCAAGTGCTGATATACAGGACCTTGCGGGTTTGCAGGGTGAAGATTTGACAAACGCACAGAGAGCGAATGCTGAGGCTCAAGCCGCATCATTAAGCAGTGAAGATTTAAAAAACATAGGTATAAGTGACGGCGGTGCTGGCATAGAGGGCATATCAGTATCCTCAAATGTTATTAGTTTTGGATATCCAGATATGTGTCTGTTTCAAATATTAA